GTTGAAGTTATTAAAGAAATTTCTATGAGATTTCCAAACCTATCTTCTATTTCTGCAGAAGTAGTTGCAGATACTGCTGAAGAAATGGTAAATCAAGCTAAAGATTTTAGAGGAGTTAATAACGTTACGATTAAAGTTCCTTGTACTGTTGAAGGCTTGAAAGCATGTTACAATCTTTCAAAAGATTTAATTCCTGTTAATGTAACACTAATTTTCTCAGTTTCTCAAGCTATACTAGCTGCTAAAGCTGGTGCTAAATATGTTTCTCCATTTGTCGGTAGACTAAACGATAACTCTTTCTCTGGAGTTGCTTTAGTGCAAACTATAGCAGAAACATTTAGAGTTCAAAATGTTCGTACAGAAGTTCTTGCAGCATCTCTTCGTGATGTTCATCATGTAGGTCGTTGTTTTGGTGCCGGTTCTGATATTTGTACTATTCCCTCTAAAGTATTTTGGTCAATGTATAATCACATCCTTACTGATAAGGGTTTAGAATTATTCCAAAAAGATTGGGAATCTGTTCAAGGTAGTTAACATGTATTACCAATATTATCTTTTCTTGACTTTTGCAATAATTCTCTATATAATTGCAGTTGAAGAAAATTTATTAAAATTTTTTATCATTCAACTAAATCTTTTGAAACTTGAAATTTACAAATATTATTTGTTGATAAAAATTCATCCAAAAAGTCCAATTGCAAATTGGATATGGGAGAGAAAAATATCAAAAACAATAAAACTTTTAAAGGAGGAAAAGAAAAATGTTTGAAGAACTTTGCTCTAGAGTAAATGATTTGGAAATGGAAAACATTGGACTAACCAATCAAGTTCATGAAATGGAGACAGATCTTATAAATTTAAAAAAGAAACTGGATGAATTGGAAAGGACCACAAAACCTGTTAGAGATTTTGTTCTTGGCAATTAATATATGAAATTTATCATTTATACGAAAGAAAATTGCATTCATTGTAAACAAGTAAAACAAGTTTTCAAACTTAAAAATTTATCTTATGATGAATATAAACTTGACGAAGACTTTGATGCAAAATTTTTTATAAAAGAGTTTGGAAAGGGAACTACTTTTCCTCAAGTTATTTTAGATGAAGTATCAATTGGAGGAGCTGCAGATACTATAAAATATCTAAAAGAAAAAAATATTATTTGAACTAAATAAAACTAAGTGTAGGAAAAGGAGATTCTTTAGTTCTTCTATATCATGGTTCTACACGGAGGATAATAAAAATGACAGCTGCAATTCTTACATTTTCTGCTCTATTTACGATAGGAGCTCTTATCATTGGATTTGCTATTGGTTGGGTGGGTAATGAATATTATACCCAGTATATTGAAACAATATCGACACCAAAACTTCATCCAGAGATGTATGATTCCTATGGAAATTTAATCGATACAAATCTTGTGGCTTTTAAATTTACAGAAGGACTTGAAGAATACGAAGAATACGACGAAGATTAACTATTTTTTAAAATTATGGCTAAATTACCAACAAACCCTTTAATCAGTGAAGTTTTAAAAGCAACTTCAAATGCAAAAACTAAAGATCAAAAAATAAAGATCTTGAAAGAAAATAAAACTGATGCACTTCTAGCTATTTTGATTTGGAATTATGACGAAACTGCTAAGAGTGCTCTTCCGGATGGAGAAGTTCCTTATAATAGTAGTGATGCTCCTGCTGGGACACATTACCATACAAGGTTAGTGGTAGAATATAAAAAATTATATCACTTTATCCAAGGAGCTTCTACTCTAGGTAGAACGAAAAGGGAAAGTATGTTCATTCAAATGTTAGAAAGTCTTCATAAAGATGAAGCTGAACTTGTCTGTCTAACAAAAGATGGCAAACTTCAAACAAAATATAAGATTACACAAAATGTTGTGAAAGAAGCTTTTCCAGAAATTACTTGGGGAAATAGAGGTTGATATGGGAAGTTTTACAGTATTATTTAAAGATTGTGACCCATCATCAGCTGATGATAAAGGACTTCCGACAAATTCTTTTTTAGTTGAGTATGTTCAAGGAGAGACATCACATTATGACATTGTGATGTCTAGTAAGAAAGTAGATATTTTTGATCATTATTGGGACACTTATAAAAAAGATTTATTGGATATTGTCCAAACAGAAGGAAGACTTAATCCTAAGTTATACGGTATAACTAAAAAAGAAAAGTAAAAAAAAGTATCACATGTTACCGAAATGCTTGACTAAATATGTCAGATGGTCTATTATAGGCCTGTCGTTCATCCAAGAGACAGTCGTTTGCACCTAGTGTAAAAAGACATCTCTGGACGCAAGTAAGTCGCGGAACGGATCGTTCATCCCATCTTATGATTGAATTTGTTTTATATACATCTATTTCTTGTGCTGATGCTAATAATATTAGAATCAGAATGGAGAATAATGAAAACATTTCTTCTACAACAAGAGTTGAGTTGATTGAAACTTTACTGGATTCAACTCCACATTGTAAATGGGACGCAAACGACTGAAGGAACGGAGAAACGGATCCACCAAAAGGTGAGAAGGTTAATTTCCATTCATTCAGGAGTAAATCAATGAACACACTTACTATCATCAAAAACCAAATCCAAAAGGCAGCACGTCTACATGACGCACAAATTCACCACACATCATATCGTGGTGTCGAGTATGATACACGTTGTGTAGAATCAAAGGATCCTCATGGAACCTTCTGTTATCGTGGTCGTATCTATACCAAATAAATTTGGAAAGATATGTAATACTTGGAGGGGTTGACTACCCCTCCTTTTTTGTACTATAATTACACAAGAATATCTTGTATCATGAACCAAGAAAATTTAAAACTTCTAGTAAAACATTTGGAAATTATTGTAGAATCATTAAAGTCCGAGGTTTATTCAGATACTAGTGATTATAATGATAAGAGGGAAAATTTTGATGATCCTCCATACTACTATGGAGATTATGATGAAGTTTTTGATGACAATAGTTTTTATCCAGAATGATTAGGAGACACAATGTACGAAGAACTAAATGATTTTGAGAAAGCCCTTCAACACTTTGGTACAAGAGTAGAAATTATAGCCGCTATGGAAATGGCAAACAAAATTTCTGCAGAAGATGCATACCAAATGATTAAAGCTGAAATGAAAGAAATGAAAAAGGTTAGAAAAACCCATGGACAATAAAAAAATTTATAAACTATCTAAAAAAGCTTTAAAGACGCCATGGTTATACACAGATGCAGAACTTTCATATCTTAGAAAATCTGCAAAGGCTGCAAAACAAGGTATGAAAATTGACGAAATGCGTAAAATGGAGAATTCAAATGACTGATAAAGTAAAACTTGTAACAGTAACTCCCGAAGCGGAGAAGACAATGGGGTATGTAGCGAGGGTAAGTAACCCAAACAACCAGGATAATCCCAAAGTCTCAGGCCTGCTATCCTATTGCATCAAACACAATCACTGGTCTGTGTTTGAACAGGCACACATGACTCTAGAAATTGAGACTACCAGAGGACTGGCAGCTCAAATTTTGAGACATCGCAGTTTTACATATCAAGAATTTTCACAACGCTACGCTGACTCTTCTTTGCTTGGTGATACTATTCCTCTACCAGAATTGCGTAGACAGGATACAAAAAATAGACAAAATTCTATCGATGACATTGATCCATTTGTTAATCAAGAGTTTCAAATTAAAATGCAAAGACATTTTGATGAAGGAATGAAATTATATCAAGAGATGCTTAATGCATCTATCGCAAAAGAATGTGCTCGTTTTGTACTTCCTCTTGCTGTGCCCACCAGACTCTACATGACGGGCTCTGTGAGGTCATGGATCCATTATATTGATCTTCGTAGTGGTCATGGAACCCAAAAAGAACATATGGATATTGCTAATCAATGTAAAGAAATTTTTGTAGATCAATTCCCCATTTGTGCAGAAGCACTTGAATGGACTAAATAATTTTATATAATATTGTTAGAAAATGGCAACATATCCTGTATTCAATACTAAAACTGGTGAAACAAAAGAAGTGAAAATGAGTGTGCATGAATGGGACCAGTGGAAAGAATCTAATCCAGACTGGTCCAGAGACTATTCTGACCCATCAACAATGCCCGGTGTGGGTGAGGTTGGTGAGTGGAGGGATAAGCTAGTTGCAAAAAATCCTGGTTGGAATCAGGTACTTGATAAAGTATCTAATATCAACGGGTCAAAAGTAAAAAGGTTCGGAAGTTAATCTATGCCAAGAAAAAAGTCTTCATCACAAGGTCCAATTGGAATCGGTATGAGTGCAAAACAAATGAGACGTAAAAAACCCATTAATTCAGATCTTCTTGTAGATATTACACCACTTACGGATAATCAAGAAAAATTTTTTAATTCGTATAAAAAAGATCAAAACTTATTTGCATATGGATGTGCAGGAACTGGAAAAACTTTTATTGCACTTTATTTAGCTCTTAAAGAGGTTCTTGACGAAAAAACTCCGTATGAAAAAATTTATATTGTCAGATCTTTAGTTTCAACAAGAGAAATTGGATTTCTTCCTGGTGATCATGAAGACAAATCAGCTCTTTATCAAATTCCATATAAAAACATGGTTAAATACATGTTTGAAATGCCTACAGATTCTGATTTTGAGATGTTATATGGCAATCTTAAAGCTCAAGAAACTATTAGTTTCTGGTCAACATCATTTATCAGAGGAACAACATTTGATAATGCAATTTTAATTATTGATGAATGTCAAAATTTGAATTTTCATGAACTTGATAGTATAATTACAAGAGTTGGAGAAAACTCCAAAATTATCTTCTGTGGTGACGCCACCCAGACAGATTTGACTAAAACATATGAGAAGAATGGAATCCTTGATTTCAAAAAAATTCTTCACGCTATGAATGAATTTGATATCATAGAGTTCGGTCTTGAAGATATTGTTCGTTCTGGTCTTGTTAAAAGTTACCTATATGCAAAAGAATCCTTACAAATGTAATGTTTAATCATATTGATTTGAATCTCCCTGAACTTGAAAGGGAGACTATTGACGGAGTTCGATTTTATAAAATTCCAAATAATAATGAACTCATAAAACTTGTTTCTATCACCTCTGTTATTAGTCATCATAACAGAGAATTTTTTTCTAAATGGAGAAAAAAAGTTGGTGAAGAAAAAGCTAATAAAATTACAAAAAGAGCAACCAGTCGTGGAACTGATATGCACACTTTAACAGAGTGTCATTTAAAGAACGAACCTCTTCCTAAAGTTCAACCATTGTCTGAGTATCTTTTTAGAATTTCAAAAACAACTTTAGAGAATATCAATAACATATATTCTCTTGAAGGTTCTCTTTACAGTACACAACTTGGTATAGCTGGTACTGTTGATTGTATTGCTGAATATAATAATGAACTTTCAATTATAGATTTTAAAACCAGTTCCAAACCAAAACCAAGAGAATGGATTGATGGTTATTTTGTACAATGTGCAGCATATGCTTGCATGTTATACGAACTTACTGGTATAATAGTGAAGAAATTTGTTATTATCATGTCGTGTGAAGATGGTGATTGTGTCGTCTACGAAGAATATGATAAGGCAAAATACATTAAAATACTCAGTTCATATATTAAACAATTTGTAGAGGACAAACTAAATGCTAACGGAAAAAACATTTAAAGATATTTCGGAAGAAAAATTTCTATCACCATCAAAATTTTGTGAAGAAATTGAAAAAATAGTACAAAATAATGATGATTTCAACTATATTGATGCCATAATTTCTTTTTGTGAGGAAAGAGAACTTGAAGTTGATTCGATTTCAAAACTAATAACAAAACCATTAAAAGAAAAATTGAAGAGAGATGCTGTGTTATTAAATTACATGAAAAAAACTTCTAGAGCAAAACTGCCGTTATGATTTCTAGAGATGAATTAATGCATCATAGACTTCAGGCTTGGTTAAGGGAAAACAAGTCTGAAGAATTATCATATCTTGGTTATTATGAAGACATATACGGTCAATTAAAACACTGGTATCTTATTGCTGAAAATGAAGTTAGTGTGGATTGTATTGAAGATCTGGAATTAGTAGAAGATGAAAGTGACAGCCTTTGAAGTTTATCAAACATATTTGTCATTCAAAAATCATTTTACCAGAGAGAAGTATGATTATTTCAAATATTCTGGTAAAACAAATGCATCTATTACTGCATTTAATAAAAGAAAAGACAAATATTTTTTCGAAAAAATGTCTCGTCAAAAATCTGACGATGAAGTAAAGTATTACTTTCTTTCAAATTTTGTATCTAGTGATCCACAAAAACTGTGGATTAGAGAAATTATTGCAAATGGTGAAAGTAATTTTATGTTATGGAGAAAAAAATTTGAATCCCTTAGATATTCATTTGAACAAGAGACTAGAGATATCTTTGAGGGAAAAAATTTTGATAGTTTCTTCATCAGTGAAAAAAATAGACATCCACAAATTATCAAATATTATCTTGGCAATAAAATTTCAATAGAAACATTAATTATTATTGATAAAGTTCTAAATTTCAGAAAGTCTTTTGACAAAAAATATGACGATCCGGTGTGGAAAACCGTCAGTTTTTTAATGAGAAAATATGAGCCTTTCATAAATATTGATGTACAAAAGTACAAAAAAATTCTCAAAAAAATAGTAGTTTCAAATGGGTAACTTTTTAAATTCTGATGTTGTACAAAAATCTCTGATTGAGATTGATAAATTGCAAAATGAAATATATCATGCTCTCTCTACTCCACATCTACTAGTAACTAAAGAAGAAAGACATAGACAACTTGATAAGTTAGAAATGCTTCTTGAAAAACAGAGAATTATGCATACTAGAATTGTTCTTTCGGATGATCCTGATGCAAAAAGAATGAAGGATGACTTTGAAGAAACCAAAATTCAATTAGGTATTCCTTCAGAACTTACAGCAGAAGACGTATTTTTAAATACTGAAAAAATGATTGAACGTCTTCGAAAAAACATCGACCTAGGCTCTTGACTGGTCGATCCCGTCTTGTTATACTATCCAAGTAATCCAATTTACAAAGGCCAAATCTAATGTCGTTTTCCGATCTAAAAAAACAATCCAAACTCGGTTCCCTCACCCAAAAATTGGTGAAGGAAGTCGAAAAACTAAACAGCAATCCTAATTCTGATGACCGTCTCTGGAAACCCCAAGTAGACAAATCTGGTAATGGTTATTCTGTTATTCGTTTTCTCCCTGCCCCTGATGGTGAAGACCTTCCTTGGGCAAAGATGTACTCCCACGCTTTCCAAGGTTCTGGTGGATGGTATATTGAAAACTCTCTGACTACTCTTGGTCAGAAAGATCCTATGTCAGAATATAATGCAGTTCTATGGAACAATGGTACTGAGAGTGGTAAAGAACAAGCTCGTAAACAAAAACGTAAACTGTCTTTCTATGCCAACATTTATGTTGTTAAAGATCCTGCTAATCCCCAA